CACGATTGGCGCGGCTGGCACTGTCATCACCTGGGGCTACGTCGCCGCGGCTATTGCCGTTGCGCGTGGTGCCAGCAAATCCGACACTGTCCCGCTGGCCTGTGTCATTCACGGCTATCAGGCCGCTGTGCTGGCTAAAGCTGCAAGCATCGCCGGTGCCAGTGTTGTGAATGCCCCGGCTACCCAGAACGAAGTGACCACCTTCGGCTTGCGCCAGGCATTCACTTTCATGGGCGTTCCCGTGTACCAGTCCTGGGGTTCGGTCGATGCAAACACCGACTTTACCGGCGGCGTGTTCCCCCGCAATGCCCTTGCGCTGGATTGGCGGCGACCCATCCGGGTTGAAGCCGAACGCGACACTTCCCGCCGCGGCCTGGAACTGAATATGTCCGCCGTGTACGCTCATGGCGTCTGGCGGCCCGAATTGGGCGTCAAGATGATCTTTAACGCCGCGACCCCGACCAGCTAGGAGGTAGCACAATGTCTACAGGCGAAATTCATGTTGTGACCATCCCCATCGTTGACCCCGGCGCCGATAACAAGCAGCTGCTTGTCCTGAAAGCCCCGGCTGATGCAACGGGCGGCGGTATCACCCTCGTTGATGCATACGCCTACAACGGCGCGGCCACCGGCGCGGGGACTACTTTTACCTACCAGCTGCTGAAATACAGCAATGCCGGAACGCCGGCTGTCAACGGCACAATCTCCGATGTCCTGGGCGGCACCGCTGCCCCGTGGGCGGCTGGCGTGCCTAAAGAGTTTACGCTGGATACCAGCTATACCTTCATCGATGCGGGCGAGTGGATTGTTGTTGACTACCAAGAGGTGACCAATGGTAATCCGACCAACTCCGCGGTTGTCCTGCATTACGTGATGGGCAAGTAACACAACCCGACAAAGCGCAACGTTTGCGCCGCACTAGGCTTCTAGAGCCGAAAAGGTTCCCCTCCAACCCTGTGCGGCGCAGTCGGAGGGCAACAGCCGCGGGAAGGACGGCACCACATGAAAATACACTGGCTTTCTAATGCCCCCTGGGCGCAAACCGGATACGGCAATCAGACCAACCTATTCGCCACCCGGCTCGCTGCCATGGGGCATGAAATTTCTATCACCGGCTTTTGGGGCGTAGCTGGGGCGATTTTGCACTGGAATGGCATTCCATGCTACCCGGTGGGCAATCACCCCTACGGTCAAGATATCGCCAATCCAAACGCACGGCACGCAAAAGCCGATATCCTCATCAGCCTCATGGACGCCTGGGTTTGTCAGGCTGACAATCTGCAACTGCACGGCCTGCCATGGGTTCCCTGGTTCCCGGTTGACAGCCACCCGCTTGAGCGCATGATTGCCGAGCAGGTATCTAAAGCCTACGCCCGTATCGTTTTCAGCAAACACGGCGAAAAGATGGTACACGAAGCCGGGCTGGATTGCTACTACGTCCCGCATGGGGTTGACATAAAAGCATTTTACCCCGTCCCTATGGCAGAAGCCCGGGAAGCGTCCGGCCTGCCGGGTGATAAATTCATCGTCGGCATGGTCGCAGCTAACAAAGGCAACCCCAGCCGCAAAGGTTTTCAACAGCATATTGAAGCCTTTGCTGCCTTCCACCGCCGCCATCCTGACAGTCTGCTGTACCTGCATTGTGTCAAGGGCGAGTTTGGCGAGGGCGTCTATCTGCCCGGGCTGTTACAATTTCACGGTCTTGAAATCGGCAAAGATGTTCTGTTTGCAGATCAATACCGCATGGCTGTGGGCGGTTACGCCGCCGCTGATATGAATAATCTTTACAACAGTTTTGACGTCAAGATGCTGGCGTCACTTGGCGAGGGTTTTGGTATCCCGCTGGTCGAAGCGCAAGCCGCTGGTTGTCCCGTGATTACGGGAGCCTGGACTGCGTGTGATGAGTTGTGTTTCAGCGGCTGGAAGATTGAAATGTCCGAGGCCGTGCCAGTGTGGAACCCGCACGAGGTATATCAGTTTATGCCGCTCGCGGGCGCAATCGTTGAACGGCTGGAAGCGGCCTATGCCAAGCAGGGCAATGAACGGATGCGCAAACAAGCCCGTCATGGTGCAATGGCCTACGATGCGGATTTAGTCACAGAACGGTACTGGCGCCCAACCCTTGATGATATCGCCGCTAAACTGGACAAGGCAGCATCCGTGCCAGGCTGCAAACATGAATTTATCGACGTCGGAATTTACAACCCAGATGGGACATTATCCGCACCTTGCCGCTTATGTGGAGCCGAGGCCATCGTTGAAAACGGGCGCATCGTGCGCATCAACGGCAGCGGGTTTGCCAATCCGCACGGGCTGAAATTCACCGACCCCGATGGACTTGAATGGCTACTGATGCGTGAGGCAGAAGGCTACGATATCCCGCTTGACCCGACTTGTCGGGTAGTGGACATCGGCGCGCATGTCGGGGTAGTATCCATGACGCTGGCCCAAAAATACGGCTGCCATGTCGAGGCCTACGAACCAGCACCCGAAAACTATCGGCGGCTTGTCGCTAACATCAAGGCAAACGGTCTTGAGCATCTGATTACAGCCCACAATCTTGCCGTAACCGCTGACGGGCGCAACGTGATGATATCGTTTGACGAACACAACAGCGGCGGCGGTAACATCTATCATGGCGTTGGTTTTGAGGTGCAATCCGTCAAGGCGGCGGATATAACCGCCGGGCGTGAAATCAACCTGCTGAAAATCGACTGCGAGGGCGCGGAGTTTGAAATCCTGCCCGCAATGAACCTGAGCAACGTTTGCGCCATTCGCGGCGAATTCCACGCCAGGCAAGGCGACATCGATAGCCTACTGGCAAAGGTGCGCGAGTTTGTCCCAAATACCGAAGTGGTGATGCTGCGATGATAAACGACATGCCCCACTGCCCGCTTGAAGAGGTGTACAAATGATACGACTTCCGCACCTTGAAACCAATGTTACAACCTACTGCCAAAATCGGTGCGTAGGCTGTAATCATCTAATCCCGCTGCAAAAGGGACGACACGTCAACACAGAACAAATCCGGCGTGACCTTGCCGCCTTTAGCCAGATTGCGCATACTGACGTTTACGCCCTGCTGGGCGGGGAACCGCTGCTGCATCCGGAGCTTGACGAAATCCTGGAAATCGCCCACGAAAGCGGAGCCTGCGACAAGGTCGAGGTTATCACCAACGGCGAAAGGATTTATTCAACGTCAACGGCATTTTGGACATTGACTGACATCCTGACCGTTAGCGTTTACCCGCAGCTTGACCGCAAAAAACTGGATTTTATCCGGCGCATGTGTACAACGTATAACGTACAACTGGATATCAAGGACGTGCGCGAATGGCAGTTTACCGCACCGCTTGCGCAGGATACCAGCGCGTCAACGGCGGCAGGGCGGTATAGCAATTGTTGGTACAAATCATTTTGCCATGTGCTGGATAACGGCCACTTTTACCGCTGCTGCGAAATGCCATTCATCGGGCCGCTGCTGATGAATAAGCACACGGGGTTTGATGGGCTGGATATCCACACGGCAAGCGAAGCCGATTTAGCCGCCTATCTGCAACAATCCGAAATGCCAGAAAGCTGCCGCTTGTGCGGCGGGCATGGCGGGCCGTTTTTGGGATATGGACAGGAAAGCGACCCGGTGGAATGGATAAGGAAAAGCAAAAAATGAGCCAAAATCTTTCAATTCTCATCATCACGAAGGGCGAACAGCACGCGCATGAGTTTTGCCGCCGTGCCCGCAGCCTGGCAACCCTGACCGGCGCGGAACTTGTCATTGTGGGTGATGGCAAACAGGGTCAAGCCATGGCGATGCGTTACGCTGATTTAGCCTGTATCATGTACAGCGCCGGGTATCTCGAGAGCATCTATCATGCCGCCGTGCAAAAATGCGGGCGTGATTATGTCTTTCGCCTTGACGACGACGAAGCCGCCAGTTCTGCGCTGATTGCATGGCTTCAAGAAGGGAAGTACCTTGACGCTGAATTGTGGGCATTTCCACGGTGCAATCTATGGGGCGACCGCGACCATTTCATTGCGGATCATCCGCTGTGGCCTGACCTCCAAACCCGGCTGGGTAAAAAAGGTCTGATGGGCGGGCGGTACAATATTCATGATGGAGCAACCCATGGGACTGGCCGAATTGCGCCTGTGGCGATAGAGCATTACAAATTCGTGATCAAAGACCGGGCAGAACGGGAAGCAATCGCGGCCAACTATGACCGGGTGCGCCCCGGTGCTGGTACAGGTAGCACATATCGATATTACAATCTACCCGAAACGTGCTATAATGTTTTTAACGTTGCGCTGACCGGCTCGGGAAGTTTCGGAGGGGAACTGGAACCCGGCCCGACAATTGAGGTTAAGCCATGACAGCTAGAACGGGAATGAGTACAGTAATCGCAGACCTGCGCGCTGATGCGCAAGCGGGTACGGCTGATTTTACCATCGGCAGTACGGCCTATTGGTCGGACGACCAATTACAGGCCATCCTTGACGCAAACCGCACTGACTTTAGCCACGAAGCCCTGATATCCGAATGGGATTACAGCGCCGGAACAATCGTATATAAGCGGTACTATCTGCCGTTCAAAAACGTCGAAGCTGGCACGGCGCTGGTTATCGAAGACGGGCTTGGCGTGGCCGTTGGCACGGCAAACTACACGGTAGATTACAATGCCAATACGGTGACGTTTGCGGCTGATACGGGCGGGTCTGCATTGTACGCGACCGGACGCAGCTATAACCGCAACCGGGCGGCGGCTGATGTCTGGCGCCGCAAGGCTGCATACTACGGGACAAGGCCAGACTTCAGCACCGACAATCACAGCGTGAAATTCGGAGCCGTCGCGCAGATGTGCCTGAACATGGCCGCGCAGTTTGAAGCGCAATCCGGCCAGACAATCGTTACCGCTTACCGTTCTGATAACTACGAGGGACGCTAATGGCCGGCAATGCGCTGGATACCAATACCATCACGTTTATGCGGTCGTGGGTTGAAAACAACGTCCTGCCAGACACCTGTCACATCATGAGCAAAACCTTGACCCGTGACGGGATGGGAAACAGTATTATCACCTGGGGAACGGCTACCGCAAACGTCCCCTGCCGCCTGGACACCTACGGCAACCCGGTGGAAGGTCAAATCGGCGGCGGTATAGAGCCGTTTCGCCAGTGGATATTGACCATGCCCTACAATGAGACCATATCCATCCAAAACCGCATTCTGCACGATGGCACATCCTACGAGGTGACAGGCGTAGACGATGATAAATCATGGCCTGTGACCATCCGGGTGCATCTGGAGCCGATAAATGGCTGATACCGTAACCGTGCGTATTGATGCTGAGGATTTAGGCGCGATTATGCGCGATCTAAATCTGAACGTTGATAAAATGCTGGCCCTGCTTGCTGCTGATTTATCGGCGCTGGCTAAAACGTTCGCCCCGGTTGACACAGGCGCATTACGGGCGAGCCTCGACTTTGAAAAGGTATCCGATAAGCTTTACACGGTGTCTGACGCTGTATCATACGGTATCTATCAGGAATACGGCACATCAACCATGCCAGCGCAGCCGTTTATGGTTCCGGCAACCGAATCGGTCGGCAACCGGGCGCGGGAGTATGCCAAAGGAATAGCGGACGCATGAGTACATACAACATAATCGCAGCGGCCCTATACGGTAAACTATCAGCATCAACCGCCCTGGTCGGTGCGCTAGGCGGCACGGCAATCTACAACACGCTTGCGCCAGATAGCGCCACTTATCCGCGTGTGGTTTTTCGCAGTCTTGCAGGCGGCCCGGCAAACATCAACCCCAGCGACATGCGGGAATTGATTTACAGCGTCACGACCTATGCCCTGGATAAAGGCCAGGCCGGTACTATCGACGCCATAATCAGCCCGCTGCTTCACCGCCAGGCTTTAACCGTTTCAGGCTATACAAACTATTGGACGGCCCGCGAAACGGAAATCAACAATGTCGAACTACCCCCCAACGGAGCTCCAGTTTTTGCCGTTGGCGCGCAATATCGAATCCGAATTGACAATTAGGAGACAAACAAAATGACAGCTTATTCAGGTTCCGCTTTAGTGATGTCGTGGATTCACGCAGGCGGTACAGTCGCCATCGAGGGCGATTTCCGCAGCGCGACCTACGAACCCAGCATTGATTTATATGACGCAACCGCAGGTGCGGACGCCAATAAATCTTATATCGCTGGCGTCAAAGACGGTCGGGTATCCATCTCGTGCGTCATGCAATCCAAAGGCACCGCCCTCACAAATGCCCTCAAGGAAGGCACGCCCGGCACGCTCATCATCGGCCCGGAAGGGACGGCTGCGACCAACCCGAAATATACCATCCCTGGCATCGCTATGGGTGCGCGGTTCAACTTCCCTTACAACGATGTCGTTGAATTTACCTGCGACATCCAGCAAAACGGCGTGCGCACTGACGGGGTGTACTAATGCCCTACACTCTCACTGATGGCCGCGAGGTTGACATCAACCTGGAGGCCGTGACCGTCAAAGAGTACCGCGCCATGTTTGACCCTCGCCAACCGCAAGCCGATGAAGATGCAACCATCTGCAAGATCACCGGGCTTACGCTTGACGAATTGACAGCCCTGTCAGTGCTGGATTACAAGCGACTGTATCAGGCGATTATCAAACAGGCGCGGGAACCGCTCCCAAACTAGGACGGGAGGCGTATCTGGCACTTGCCCATGATGCGCCTCCACCCTGGGAGCTGGTTGTTTGGAGTCTGGCGGAACGGTTTGGATGGCAGCTGGATTACATCGAGGGCTTGCAGCTCGTCAGAC